ACCTGGGCCTGCTGATCATAATGCGCCCCGATCTCGCCTTCGTATCGCGCCCGCAGGTACCGAATGTTTTGAGTGAAGGCGAGTTGCGCATCCGGGTTCGGCAAACTCGCCGCACCTTCTTCTTCGGCCTCCTTCAGATTGTCCAGTATGCCGTCCCGCGCCGTCATCGCATCCTGGCCCTTGAGGGACTTGAACTGCGTGAGGGACTGATTCGCCTGATCCTGCCAGTTCCCGACCGCCTGCTGAGCGGCGATCTGGCTGTAGAACTTGACGGCGGTCGTTACCCCGGCACCAAGTTCTTGGCCGCCCCTGGCGATCTCGCCGCCGAACTCAGACGGGTTGGCCTGGATCTCCTGATAGTCGTGCGGCGGCGTTGGGTTCGGTGTCGCGAACGGCACGCCCTGGTCGTAGGGCACGTTAGCCAAGGTCGAAGTCCCCTTCGTCGACTACGCCACCGCCGATGTTCGCGAATTTGCTCGGCAGTGTCCCAATGTTCGTTCCCAGGGACCCGCCGGCGGCCAACAGACTGCCAGGGATCGCCTGGGCCGCCGCTGTCGATTCAAGTCCCGCCGTAGCGCCATATCCGGTCGCCTGCGTCTCATACCCATACGCTTGCAGCGCGGCGTTATTCGACACCGTTTCCTCGGACAGCAGCCCGGTTTCCCGCTGCGATTGCTCGACGTTCAGCGCGGACCCGGAGTTCACGTCGACATTGTTGGCCGCGATTCCTGCCTTCACTGCCCCGAGCTGCGCCGCCGCCTTCTGGCCGGCCTCTTCCTCTCCGACAACGCCAGCCTCGGTGGCATATTTCGCGTTCTGCTCGGCTTCGGTCTGGTTGTTACGCGCAACCGCAGCCTCGTAAGCTGCCGTGTGGGCCTGTGAGATGCCGCCAGCGATCGTGCTCGCGGCAGAAAGCGCAGTCCCGACAACGGCGGCCCCGGCGGTGATGGCAGCGGAAGCCATTTATGCCGCCTTTTGGAGATATGCGATGCGCCGCAACTCGCGCCAGCAGGCGCGCTTGAACTCAGTCACGGCCTCAAGGTTCGCCAGATAGTAACGAAGCGTCCCGGGCACGTCGCATTGAATGTTCCGGTCCTTCAGCGCCCCCCACCATGTCGAATCATGCGAGTATGGCAGGCAATGCTCGAACACCCGCGCACACGTCACTTCGTCTTTCAGGGCTTCAAAATCGACCGACAGCGTGCCGGGCTGTGCCGCGATCTCGTCGAGCGCCCGACTCTCCCGGCCCAAAAGACGCAGCAACGTGGCCGGGTCGTAATGCCCGACCCCTTGAAGATCGACGCGGCACATCGAGCGGACGCTATCTTCCACCGGCCGGCGCACCACCACGGCACGAATTCCCGGTACAAGGTGATGTAGGACCCGCCACCCCAGCGACGCCCCAGGTTCCGACGAACCGGTGCCGGGCCGGAAGAGCCGCCGGACATCGGACACGCTTCGCATCGACATGGCGGCCTGATGGTGGCAGGTCCACCCACCGTACGTCAGGAACTCGGCCAACCAGCGCGTGCGCGACCGCGGCAATCCATAGACGATGAAGGGTGGCCCACGTCGAATCGGGATAACATTTGAGGGATCGAGAACAGCGCGCCGCGCACCACCCTCTCCGCCTTCCATCCGAAAGCCCCAATGCGCGGCAAACCGTACCCCGGTTAAATCATGCTCGGCGATATAGCCGACCATCCTCGTGCCTGTCCGGGTCAACTCACGGAACTCGCTGTGACACGCCGCCAGGAAGGCTTTGGGAGACCGCCGGACCTCCGGGGAGGCCAGCAGCCAGATGGTGGTCTCCTGGGACAGCAAGGAACTGATCAAGCCATAGACGGCCACGGCGCGTCCGTCGAGGCGGAGGGTCCGACAGTCGCGCGATTGGTGAAACGTGCGGGCGATCGTTTGCCGCGGATCGCCGTTCGCCTGTTGGGCGAGCATCATCGGGACGCTCCCGAGGCGATGCCAGATACTCAGGACATGGCCGAGTTTGGCCGGCACGACTTCGATCATCGGACCAACCAAGGCAACCCCGGAGGGCCGCCGCGTTGCGGCGCCTGTTGCTGCTGCTGGGGCTGCTTCTGAGGACTCTTGGCGCCCTCGGGCAAATCGCCCTCATCGATCTCCGGGAGGAGGCAAAGCACGTTAAGGGGCAATGGTTGGTCCTGCTGCAACGCGACCTGTCCCGGCTTGGCAAACCCACCCTTGATCGGAATCCGAATGTCGCCGGTGAACAGTGGCAGGATCGTCCCTCCATACGGCGGCAACAAAGGTGGCACCACGTCGGCCGGCTCGGCGTCGGCCAGATTGCTCCACTGTGCCGTCAGGGGTGCCCCGGGAAGCGTTGAGGCGTCCGGTTGATTGGAGCCGATCTTGAACGACCCCGAGGACTGCATCCGCGCCGTGACGCGAGATATGCGCTTGCGCTGCCCCTGTACGGTCGGCTCCGGCAGATAGGGCGACTGCAATTGCACCTGAAAGCCTAACCCGACGATGATCTGCGTGGCCGGGGCCGGAAGTGGAATGGTGCCACTGGCGCTGACCAGAGTCGGCGGGATCACGCCGCCGTCCGCCAGGCCAGTGACGTACATTCCGGCGAGATAGTCAAGGTTCACCACTTCCGAGATCGGCGCGTCCATCGTCCAGTTCCCGGATGCTTGTGGCAGCGGAACAGTCGAGACCAACACCCAATCCCCGCTGTCAGTTTGCTGCACCCAACCGCTGTTCGGGATCACCTGCAAGATCGGCGACGTGATGTTGACCGTGACGTGCTCGGTGTCGGTGTAGCCGGTGATGGTCATTACGCCGCCGCCCATCCGGACCACGCTTCCGACATTGCCGGCGCTGAACACCGCGGCGCCAGCCGTCAGGGTCGCGGCATTATCGAGCACTGGATCGGCTGAAGCTCCCATCCCGGTTCCGGCCGGATCCACGAAAAACAGGTTCGGATAGACGTAGTTCCGGCCCTCCCGAGGGAACGTCACCGACGTGATAACGCCGTTCGAGATCGTGATGCTCGCCTCGGCCCGGCTGCCTGGGCCGTTCCCATTGTCGTCAACCACCACAGCGGTTGTAGCGCCCGAATAGCCGGACCCTCCAACCAGGTTTACCACGCCGGTCAACGCACCAAGTCCGGTTGCCGAACTCGCCGTCACGGTCGCGCTCGGATAGACGTGCGCCGACGCCAAACCGCAATCGACGCACCAGCACGTCTCCGCCGTCGTCCAGAGGCGGTTGTCCATCCGCTCTATCGTGAAGGCCGTCCCGTTGGCCAGGAACCGTTGCACCGCGAAATAGGGCGCATTGACCGGCGGCTCGATCACGGAACAAACGCTGACGAACAGTCCTTGGGTATCGTGGCGCGTCCAGCCGACGACGTCCTGCTCCTTGATATATGCCAGGCTCAGGGCCGCGCCGTCGCTCCGCACGCCCCATTGCAGCTTGTTCGGCTGCCGGCACCACGCCCACTGATCCAGGGAGAAATTATCGAACAGGTGCGACGAGTAAACGGTGATGTCGGTGCCGGTATAGATGTTGTAAAAATACTGATACGTGATGTCGTACACGTTGGACCCGACCGCATCGGCAAACAGAACGGTCGCCCCGATCTGCTGCGGCGGAAGGGTGGCGGAACACCCGTTGAACACCTGCGGCTGGGCCTGCTGGTCCGATGGCGTAATGGCAACCGGAGTAAGACCTGACCCCCCGGCTCCGGTTAGCTGCCACAACTGACTGCCGGTGAAGACCAGAAGGCCCCCCGGCATGGACAGGAACCACTGGATGCCGTTGACCTGGAGCGACCACGGGCTTCCGGTGATGCCATCGGAGGCGATCGTCGGGATCCGGTAATCGAAGTCGTAGAAATTTCCCGGCTGCGTCATCCAGTAGGTGTCGGGCTGGTTCGCACTGTTCCCGAAGACCTGGCGTTCCTGATAGTACCCCACGACGCTGGGGTTAACGCCCGAGGCCGGCCCCAATGTGATCTGCGCCGCGGCGCCGCTGCTGCTTGACCCTCCTCCGGTCAGGGTCGGCCCGCTGACCGTCGCGGCAAAACTCGCGAGCGTGTAGGCATTTCCGCTGGTCCCTGCGGTGTTGTAGGTGATCGTCAGGACCGTTGCTGACGCTGCGTAGGACGCCACGATCAGTTCGGCGTCGGCCGAAGCGTTGAGTTGCGCCGCGAGAGCCGTCAGGGTGGCCGCAAGGGTTGCGCCGATCTGCACCTGGTTTGCGCCCGTGACCGCCGAGACGAAGGTCCAGACATCCCCATTCAGCGTAACGGTATCGGAAGCGGATGGATTGATCGCAAATGTGATGGTCCCGCTTGCCTTGCCGGCCCCTCCCCCGCTGATCGTCAACGTGTCGGTCGGGGCGTATTTCTGGCCGCTGCTCAGGACGACGATATCGGCCAGGGTGCCGTTGACGATCACGCCAGCAAGGACCGCTCCGCTGCCCGTCGAGGTGTTGACCGTGATCGTGACGGTGGTCAGGCCCGATCCGCTTGCCGTGACGGGCGCGCCGATGATGGCGCCCGGGGCAAAGGGATTGTAGGCCAGCGGCGGGACCTGCTGGAAATCGGGGACGATGTTGTTGTCCACCATCGAGGTCCCGGCCACGGTGCCCATGTAGCCGTACGCTGACCCGACCGGGATCGGGACAGCCGCTTCGCCAGCCTTGTAGACGTTGTAATTGTTGATGCCGGTTTCAGCGTCCCAGGTGATCGTGTTGGCGCCGGCTGTGCTGGCGATGTCAACGCCTTGGACGGCCGCGATCAGCGACGCGATGCTTTCCGTGCCATTGCTCGGATCGATCGATGTCACCTGGTAGGCGAAATAGGTAGAGCCGCTGCCAGAGGATGCAACCGCGACACCCGTGGGCGGGTCGACCGAAGCCCCGACCGCGTAATCGATCAGCGAGAAATTATCGTCCGCGAACCGCTCCAACTCCATCGGCGCGTATTCGGTGCCCGTGATCTGATTACGGCAGCAGAGCGACATGACGTTGGCTGACTGGACGAATTTCAGCCAGAGCAGATCGACCTCGGAATATGGCGTCGTCAGGGTGTAGATGCGTGCCCCGGTTCCACCCGACAGATAAGCCCCAAACGCGGTCGAGTTGATGTTGTTCCCGTACACGTCATGCAGTTGGATCGTCGTCGCGGTAGCGCCGGCCACCACATAGGTGTTGCCGTTCAGTTGCGTCATGCCGTCGACGCCGGTGATGAAAACCCAGTCGCCGTTGGCAAATGGGGCTGCGGCGGTCCACGACACATCGAACGTGGCGCCGAACCCGAGGCCAGTGGTCGATGCCTGGGCAACCGGGTTGGCCGGCAGCGCGCTGTAGGTGCCAGCAGTGACGAACGTCACCGCGTAGGGCGCCATGACGGCGAGCGCGAACGTCGCTCCAGTTCCGAAGCCACTGGTCGATGTCTGGGTGAACGTGGCCCCGACCGGATTGGCGGTGAAGATGCCGCCGCCCGTGACCGAGACCGCGTAGCACCCCATGACGACCGAGAGGGCCGCGCCGGAAAGGCTCGCCCCGGTGACGGGTTCGTCCGTCAGGCTGCTCGGGTTGGCCGTGTAAGCCCCCCCCAGCGTGATGCTGAGCACGGCAGCGATGCCGCCACCAGAGACAGTGACCAGGGCCGTGAACTTGGTCCCGGTCCCGGTGGTCCCGGTGACGGTCTGCGTTCCGTTGGTCCCGCCCGAGCCGGCGGAATGGACCGTGGCGGAGACGACCTGCGTTTCGGTGATGGTGAGTTGCGCTGGCGTCGATTGCGTGCCGCCGGCCGGGACGATGGTTTGGCCTGGGATGTAGACCGTGCCAGGAGCGTGAACCTGCACGCTTTGCAGTGTCGTATTGGTGACGCCGAGGACCGCTGGCGCGCTATAGGTTCCGCCCGCCAGGGTGATGTCGTCGCCCGGCGCGTAGCTGGCCGTGGTGGAATCCGCGACCGGGGTTGCGGAAGCTCCTGCCGAGGCCGTGATGCTGACAACCGCAGGATTTGCCTGAGTGACGCCAGTAATTGCTATCGGGGTTTCGGTAACGAAGTCACCATTCGAAATGACGCGCATGTATTCGTTGCCGAATTCTAGTGCAAGTCCTTGGTTGATGCTGAACTGGAAGTTTATGAGCCGTGGCGGGTAGGAGCGGCCCGTTTGCTTTGAGAAGCCGACGAAGGATGTGCCTGGACGGCTAAAAAACCCGCCTTGGTATGACGCGAAGCCATTTCTCGCTGTCGAAGCGCCGGAATGATAACCGGCCGTGTCAATTCTGCCATAGAGGGCAGGCGAGAGTTCGCCTTTGTTAAATGAGAATTGCGATGCCGGCACGCTCATGTTACGGCATCAACTCAGTAAGCCGGGCCGCCATCGCCGAAGACGACGCTACCCCAGCCGTACCCAAGTACGCCGAATCCGCCGCCATCGAAGTTGCTGCCGCCGCCGTAGCGCGTGCCTCTATTCCGCGCCGTGATCCATTCCGCTTGCCGCTCGACTGATGGCCACCCCTCGTCGCCATCACGCACCCTCGCCTGCCCAATTGCGGCTTTGGCGATCGCGATAGCTTCCCCTCTCAACGCGCGACCCTCTTTCTTGTCGGGGTTGCACGGCAACGCGATATATGTCGCGAGCAGCGCGCACATCGCTTCCTCGAACAACGGGTCCCACAGGTTCGGGTATGGAATGAACGCGGTGTAAACCAGTTCCGCGCATGGCACGTTGCACAGGACGACGGTGCGGAGATTGGGGGATTGACCGCGCGTGTTCCACCATTGCTGCGGTGGCGTTTCAGGCGAGATCGGCATTGGGTAGTTCGTGCTATTCGCCACCAACATCCTTGCCGGGATCAGTTGGTGGGGTGACTGGAACGGCAGATTTTGCGTGGTTGGAGGCGCCTGCGACGGCATGACGTAGTTGCCTGCTGGCGTCGCGCTTTGCGGTAGGTCGCTGCCCATCGGCACGAAACGCGCGGCGATACAGTCTATCGGTAGCGCATATTCGAAGGTCCACGGGCGAACGACGCGGCTGCCGTATGGTGGGTTCTGGCCGCTCGGAACGCCGGGGCCGAAGCCAGGCACTGCGCCAAGCAGTTGCATGGGCGCGGCTCGTCTGGCGAAGTTCCAGTAGGCCGCGCGCAACAACTGTTCCAGACACGGCATATAATGACGCAGCGCGATTTGCGCCAACAGCGTGCCTTGCTGAATGTCACCGATCGTCTGATTTGAGCAGCCGGCCATGTCGGCCGCCCTGTTGACCACGTTTTCAGGGGTCGACACAGCTTACCCCTGCCGCATCACGGTATGCACCGGCTCGACCGCCCCAGGGAACGCAGCCTCTTGCTGGCCGTCCTGCTTCTGCGGCGATGCCTTGAACGCCCGCGCAAGCTCATTCGCCATCGCCTCGACGAAGCCGATGTCCCATTGCGTCATGTCGGTGACCTGCCCGCAGTAGGTGGCGATAGCGCCGCCGAGGTAACAAAGGATCACCCGGCCTGGCGCGGTCTGCTGGCCGGTTACCGGCACAGCATCGTTGGCAATCTCGAAATTCTGCGGCGTCGGGGTGAAATTCGGCTGGAAGATCGTCGGGGGCCGCAGTGCACGGAGGATGATGCAGTCGCCCGGATAGGCGTACTCGAACCAATAGGGCCGCGGCGGGTTGGCGGCTGGGTTCCAGGGCGAGATGCCTGGCACGTAGCCGCCGGCCGGGGCCTGCTTCAGCAGCGTCAGGGTGACATCGCGACGCGGGAAGCCCCAGTCGGACTCGCGGAGCAGCGCGTCGCGGGTGGATGAGTATAGATCAAGCGCGCGCTTTGCGAAGGCGCTGCCGTCGTACAGCGATCCGACTCGCTCTGACCGACCCGATCGCGACAACGCGAGGTTGCACAAGTCGGCGGGAGAATTTACAGAGGCTGCCATTCAACCTCCGAACCGAGGGGCGCGATGAGTGTGACAATCGCCAACATGATCCTCCCCGCGTCGCGATGCCGAGAGTGGAAGGACGCGGCTGGTGTGCCGCTGCGCGAAGGAGCGTTCTACTGGGCGCTCCCGGTCCATGATCCGGACACCGACCTGGAGTGGCAGAACGAGGAACAGCCGGCGCGCTTCGCGGGCTACAGTGAAACTGGCGGAGATCGTTGGTTCTGGCTTGGCGTATCAGGTGATGGCGTGGATGGTGTATCGACTTGGCCCGCGCGCTGGGTCGGACATGAGATCAGGAGAGTGCCGTGAACCTCATCATTCCAGACTTCTCGCCACCGCCTACCGCAGAGCCAAAACCGAGCGAGGCGCTTGAGCAAGCGGCGAAGGCCGTTGCCGAAGTGATGGCCCGGAGACGACCCGGCGGCACGATGTTGCCGTGGCACTGCTCAGCCGAGCGAACCGAGGCGCTGGAATACGTGCGTGCCGCGCTTGCCGCCCTCCGCGCCCCGACCGAGGAAATGATGCAAGCCGGCATGAACGCTGGGCAGGCCCCTCTTTGCGACGGTGAGATCAGGCAGCTTTGGGAGACTCTGATCGACGCCGCGCTCAACCCGGAGCCGGCCGATGCCTGAGACGGTCGCCTGGTCCGAGCCGGGAAACCCGGCGAATTTCAACGTCGCGCCGCCGCGGGTCGAAGGATTCATCCACCTCGCTACGATCCCGGCCGGGTGGAGTTGGTGCTGGTCGCCATCAATGAAGTTGATGGCCGTCCATCCAGACCATCGACCCCGAGAGTTCGATCCGGCCACTCGCAAATGGTCCGAGTTCGATGGGACCGCGTTTGTCGTGATGGAGCCGCAGCCTAATCCGGCCGCCCCGCCCCAGCCTGAATGAACCCGCCGGCCTGATCCAGAAGATCGCGTGACGTGTCCTGCTTGCCGGCCAGCGCCACCGCAAACGCCGACGCAAGTTGCCGCACCACGCTCTCTCGGAACACAGGATCCCAGACGGCCGGTCCGGGCTGATTGGCATAAGTCGCGACCGCACCTGCCAGGTTCGACCAGACAACCTTGGCCGGGGCGCCGGAGACCAGCGTATTCCCGACCGACCAGTCCTGCGGCAGCGGATTGTTCGGATCGGCGATGGTGGCCGGCATAAGCTGCCAGACCTCGATCCCCATGGTGGGGTAGAGATATTCGAAAGCCCAGCCGAGCGGCGCCGTATTTCCGCTAAGCGTGAGGGCGACGATGTTGCGCTGGAAATCCCAACCAAAGAGCCGGGCAACGGTCTGAACCGTTGGGCCGTAGAGTTGCTGCGCTGCAAGGCCGGCCGGTGAGTTGTCGAAGGTGGGATAGACCCCAGTGACGAGGGATTGGTCGTCCCCCAGCAACTGCAAAGCCTGATTACAGACCCCCGTTGGCGTCAGGTTAGACCCCGACATTTTAGAAGATGTATTCCTTGATCCGGACGTAGCCGATCTTGCCGGCGCCAGCCCCGCCGGTTGCCCCGGCAGTCCCAGCCGCCCCGATCGTCACCGTCTGGCTGGCGCCGATCGACGACGCCGACAGACTGGATAGGCAGTAGCCCCCAGCCCCTCCGGCCCCTCCGGTGAACGCGCTGTTATCGCCGTTGCCGCCATACCCATTGCCAGGGTTCGCGGTCATGAAGGCTGGCAGCCCACCAATTGCCGCAGTGTCCGCGTTGGCCGCCGCACCCGCCGCCCCGCTGTATTCCACCGTCCCGGTCGTGCAGGCCCCTCCGGCACCCCCGGTGCCGGCTTGCAACCCAGGAGAGCCGCCGGCAGCGACCACCAGACTGCCCACCGATGTACTGCCGCCGGCCCCGCCGTTGCCGCCGACGCCACCACCCCCACCGCCTGCGCCCCAGGCTTCCACCTCGGCGTAGATCGTGCCGGCAGTGGGCGTGTAGGTGCCGCTCGTGGTGAACGACTGGATGTTGAACGAAGGCGCGGTCGCGGCCCAGGCAGACCCGTTGCTGGCAATCACGGTCCCGGCGGACCCTGGCGCAAGAGCCGAGACGGCCGATGTGCCGTTTCCTTTCAACAGGCCGCCGCTGGTCAGGGTCGCGGCGCCTGTCCCGCCATACGCCACCCCAACGGCGTTGGTGGTCGTCAGGGTGCCGATCAAGGCTGTGTTGGTGACGCTGAGGGCCGTCCCGCCAGCCGAGAACGTCCACGCCCCACTTGCCGTGTTGGTGCCGTCCAGGAACGGCAAGACGTGCCCACTGGTGCCCGTCGCCACTACCGCCGCGGTGCCGAGCCCGAGATTGGTCCGCGCGGTCGTGGCAGAGGCCAGATCGGAAAGGTTCGCGGACTCCGCCAACGCGCCGATGTTGTTCGCCGCGGTCTGGCCTGCCGACGTGGCAGCCGTGCCGCCATTGGCGACCCCGAGCGTGCCGCCGGCGGTGAAGGTGCCTGTGGTGGTGATCGGCCCGCCCGTGAAGGCGAGGCCGGTCATGCCGCCCGACATGGCGACGCTGGTAACGGTACCTGACCCGCCACCTGACGAACACGACCCCCACAGGAGTTGCGCGGGAGGACCCGCCGAATACGTGAGACACGCTCCGTTGGCGCCCGGAGCCAAGGCGACCCACCCCGACGAGGCGCTGCGATACTGCAACGCGCCCGGCGTGGTGCCGAACACACCGTCCAGCAACGTCGTAAGGGCCGTTGGAACAGCCGGCGCCGTGCTGGCTGTCGTGTTGGCCAGGAGGTCATTGGCCGGCAGCGCGCCAAGCCCGCTGATCGACGAGAATGGCACCGTCACGCCGTTGATGATGAAGTTGAACGGCTCTTGCGGGGCCGTCCCGGCATTGCCGTAGATCAGCGCGCCGCCGCCCTGGGCGAAGGCGTCCAGGCACAAATAGTAATAGGCCCCCGATGTGACGGGGGCGCTATAGTGGCAGTCGTGCGTGCCCAGAGGGCCGCTACCCGTTGTGGTCAACGGGGATGTATTGACTTGGAGGAGTTCGCTCAGGCCGAGGCCCGGCATCCCGCCGCTGGCGGGGCCACTGTCCTGGATGACAGTCTGATAACTGCCACCCGGCGTGTACATGGGCGCGTGACCGCCCGTGGGCGGGCCGGCCTGTAGGACCGATCCTTGGCCCCATGCCAGAGCGGGCGCCAGCAACAAGGCGCAGAGCGCGCCGGCGAACCGCTTCAGCATGGGGGTGCCTCGTGTGTCTGGATGGTTTAGCCGGTGCCACCCTGGTAGGCGGGAGAGTCCGGGATTGGCGCGGGCGCAACGCCGGCGGGGCCGGCGGGGCCTGCGGGTCCGACTTCGCCTTTATCGCCCTTTGGCCCCGGGGGACCTGCGGGGCCAACCTCGCCAGCCGGACCCATCGGCCCGGCCACCGGAGGCGCATCGTTGCCGCCGCTCAGGAACAGGTAGAACGCCTGCGCATTGGCAAGCACAACCTCGCCGCTACCTCCCAGCACCAGGGCATCGTCGAGGGCTTTGGTGCGACCTGGGTCGGTTGGCATGTTCGTCTCCTGTATGGCCAGCGGAATATGCCCGGGCGGCGTCGCGCCGGGAGGGTGCGTGAGGGTTGGCGGATCGGCCGGCTGATCGTCGCCGATCGTGGGAATTTGCGGCACGATGGCCTCCTTCGGTATTCCGTTGATCGTATCGCGGGTGTGGATAATTCCCAGGCCGGTGCCGTCTGCCGGATTGTCGAAATGGTTGATGCGGTCGGTATGGGAAAGCCAGTGCGGATCGCCGTCAGGGTCCGAAACCATCCCGTATCTGGTGTCGATGTGCTGGCCGCGCGGTGGCGCTGGGATCAATTCGTCGTCAGGCATCCTCGGACTCCGCATCCTCGTCTTCGGCCACCAACCCTTCTTCGCATTGAAGGGTGACAGATCGCCCGACGTATTTGTTGTCGTCCACCGACACCACGCGAGCATTGCCCATCAGGTGCAGGATATGGCCGCTCTCGGCGGTCGCCTCATCGACATCCAGCCGCTCGTGATCGTTCTCATCCAGGCAGATCGAGGGCCGCGCCATCTCGTCCAGTTCGGCAAACTCGCCGTCGCCCAACTTGAGCATGTCGATCTCAAGCTCGACCCTGCATCCATCGGTCCGCAGGTTGACGCTGGTCACCCGGCAAAGTGCGGCGAACTTGATCGTCGCACCAGGCTTCGGATCCTCGATGCCCAACTGCTCGAAGCAGCATTCCCGGATCGTGAACCGCATCCCGGGCGGGAACTCGGGGAGGTCATCGTCTCCGACACCGGCACGCGACTTCGCCATGTCGTAGAGTTGGTCATCGTCGAGTGCCATCGAATGGTATTCGTGGAACTCGGCCACGGATCAGACCCCGGCTCCCTGCGGCGCTTCCGGTGCAGCCGGACCGCCAGGCCCAGGCGTGGCGCCCGCAACCGGGGCAACGGGTTGGTCGCCACCGGCAGCGCCCATCGCCTCCATCTCCTGGCGACCGTTCATCATGGCTTCTTCCTGCTCATGACGAGCGTGCATCTCGCCCATTTCCTTGTGGTGGGCGCCGTGCATCGCCTTGCGCTCGTGCTCGTGCTTGCGGTGCATCGGCACCATGTTGGATTTGGCGGCCATCAGCTCATTTCCTCCATGTGCCGCTTGTGCATGTCCCGGTGGGCTTCGCGGTGGCGCATATGCATGTCGCGCCGTTCGTTCTCGTGCCGCTTGTGCATGTCCTCGCGCTCTGCGGCATGGCGTTTCATCATCTCTTCCATACCCTTGGCTTCATCATGCCGATCCTCGGCCTGGCGTTCGGTGCGATGCTCCTCGCCCTTGCGCTCGTCCTCGCGGGCCGCCTTCGGCTCCTTGCGCTCTTCTTTGCCATCCTGCCCCGGCTTTTCCTCGCGCTCACCCGGCTTGGGCTTCGGCTCGCCCTTCGGCTCCTTCGGCTTGGTGTACCGGCGCTCGGCTGCACTGGGCTTCGGTTCTTCGGCCATTTGGATGTCCTTCTACTTGCCGTAGCGGCGATCAGCGGGGCGCTTGTGGTTCCAGCCAGCCATCGTCTGCGCGCGGATCGCATCGTGCCGGATCGCGGGGTTTCGGGAATGGGTGGCAGCAGCGATGCGCGAGGCGCCGATGGGTTGATCGGTCGGCACGCCAAGCTCGCGGTGTAGTTTTCCCTTCTCGCCGCCCGGGTGAAAATCCTTCTTGGGCGTGTATCGGTGCTTCCGTCCCGCCATGCTCGGCCTCCGGGCCACGTCGATCAGGTTCACGGCTTGGGTTTCTTTGCGTACCGCCGATCCGCCTTGCGCACCGGCTTGCCGTCCTTGACGCGCGTCGGCAGCGTTCCGCCAGGATCGGAGGCGGCGAACTCACGTGCCGCCGCGCCTTCCTTGCCGGGTTTGTCTTTGTTCGCGTGCGCCCACGCCCTCTGCCGTTCCGATACCGGAGGCATTATCGACCCGCCAGACCAGCGCGGCGCACCGCTGCGCCCAATTCGGCTGCTGTCAGTTCAGCCGGGACGTAACCCTCTGCGAACGGCTTGGCCGGGCTGAGTGACTGATATCCGTCGGGATACACAATCCAGAAATCGCCCACGCTCGGCGTGTAGCGCGCCGTCATGTTCTCGACGTACTCGCGGAAGATCGCGTCACCATCGGCGTTCTTCACGTAGCAGCCGGCCGGGCACACCTCGGTGATCTCCCCAGCCAGTACCTGCTTGGTGGACTGCCACTTCGCCATACCATCGGTCGGTTCGTTCATGTGCCGCCCTTTGCGATCGGCTGCGTCCACGCCTTCACTCTCACCACAGGCTTGAACCGCATGAAGCCGATCGGGTTGCGCACCTTCGGCGCAACGTCGGCCGAGCCTTCGGACCAAGAGGAGCCGCGCTCCTGCGGCTGCTCAAGATCGTCCTGCCGGTCCAGCACGTCGTCACCGATCCAGGCGCGGCGCTCCATCAGTCGAACAACGCGTCGAGCGTCACACCACCGATCGCACCCTGGTCGATCGCCTCGATCATCCCCAGGAACGTCATGGCGACAAGCCGGACACCCATCGCCGGCGCGAGCGTTGCCGTCTGCTGCAACTGCTCACGCTCGGCACAGACCGGATGGCCGCATCGGCAGTTGCCGACAAAGGCTGGCCGACGCTCGGCTCGGCACTTCGCCATCAGAACCGCGCCGAGAACGCCACGCTGCCCGTGGTCGTGCTGCCTTCCAGGAAGCCGGTCAGCGCCGTGAAGCCGCTGGCTGCCGTGATCGCCACCTGGGAACCGAACACGGTCGCGCCATTGCTCGGGATTGTCAGCCCGGTGACAGCAATCGCGGCCTGGGATGTGCCCAGCGTTGCCTTGATCCCACCAGCCGTGAAGGCCACCGTTGGCACCTTGAACATCGGTACTGCGAACTGGATGTAGCAGTTCGCCGCCGTCGTGCTGGTTTCCTGGCAGACGCCATAGATGTTGGCCGTGGACTCGTTCTGCCGGTCGTAGAAGGCGTACTGCAGGTTGTTCTCTTCGGTCGCCGGGCGACGGCTGAATGCCTTGGCGCGGCGGTCGTTGACGTTCAGCGCGCCGCCTGCGGTGCTGGCCACGCTTGCCAGCGCGCTGTTCGGCGTCGACTGCGCGCCGGTGAACTCGAAGTAGTCATTCGACGGCGACGCGCCTACGGGGGTCCAGCAGAACGCCACGCCGAGTTCGGTCGTGGTCGTGGCCACCGGGAAAGCCGCGCTGTAGCGCGCCCAGGCGGTGCTGATCGGCACGTTGACGGAATTGACCACCGCGCCAGCCCAGGCAGTGCCGCTGAGGCCGCTGTTGATCGCCTTCGCCATGTTGGCCGCGGTGTCGTTGGTGCCGGTGCCCTGGACCTGGATAATGGTCAGGTTGGACGATGCGGCCGAGAAGCCGGCGCCGGCCAGCGCATGAAGGTCAACCTCCTGCGTTCCACCCTGATAGCGCAGCACGTTGGTGTTCGGGATGATCTGCGCGACACAGGACTGGATGATGCCCGATCCCGAGCGCGTGATGCGCAGCGACGCGCCGTAGGCAACCGGGATGTCGGCGGCTCCGGTCTCCTGCGCGCCAGCAATGGTCGTGCTGGTGCCGGAGAACGCGAACCACTGGTCCGCGACATAAGTCGTCGACGTGGTGATCGAACTGACCGTCGTGCCGTCCTGGAACAGGTTCTGACCGATGTCGCCGGCGATCAGGTCGTTGGACGGATTGTTGCCGCTCAGGGTGGGGCTGTAGTTGCCCAGCAGGCTTGCCGGTGCGTAGACCGACTGCGGCTGCGCAACGCCGTTCGGGACATCCTGGAACAGATCGCCCGGGTTGATCTGCGTAACCTGGCCGGGCGTCGTAAGCTGGGCCGACGCGGCGCTCGCGAACAGGGCCAGCCCAGCTGCGGTGAGCAAAAGCTTCTTCATGGTGGTGTGTCTCCGTGGTGGGACTGGGATCAGGCTCAGTACAGGGGTTGGCAAAGCACCCGCACATCGACGGTCGCGGCCGCGCCCTGCGCCGTTGTCAAGGCGAAGTAGATCGTCGAGAAATTGTTGGTCGAGGACGCCGCGGCCAGGAAGTTGGTCGTCGTCGCGCCGGAAGCCAACGACATCGACAGGTAGTTGCCCGACGTGTTCGCCGTGTTGGTGGTCAATCCCGAGAGGGCTGTATTACTCACGAGCGTCACGCCGGTCTTCGCTGCCCCGGTGTAGAACCCGCCAGATGCGGTCGTCAGCGAGACGGACGGGTTGCTAAGCAGGATGGCGTTGATCGCATAAGCGCCACTCGGAACGGAAATCGTAATGGCTTGGTCCGAAGTGGTGTTCGCGTTAGCCCCGTACAACCATCCGCAAGTGATGACGCTCGGCGCATACCCATTCCACGGCGATGTGGGGAACTGAAAGCCGGCAGGCTGCGCGTGCGCCCCGGAGGCTGCGCAGAGCAGCGCAAGCGCGGCAGCGGCGCGGAGGAACTTGGTGCGGAGCTTCATGGTGTTACCCTTCGCTTCTCACAAGCGGCACGCCATGGAAGCATGGTTGCTCGCCGAGCAATTGCAGTGGAAAGCCCGTCAGCGGATCGCAGAACGTCTCGTCCACCTCGAACACGAAACCGTCCGGTTGATGTGGGGCCGCATGGAGCGCGGCCATCATGCGAGCGCCGAGTTGGGTTCGATCGTCGCCGTCACATGACTGGCGCCAGTTGGTCGGGCGATGCAGAAGAACCACGCTCATCCTGGCGGTATGCCCCAGGCCGTTGCGGCTGGGCTGGTGGTGCTCATTCTGAAATTTATCGTCCCAGACACGTACGCCGTGCAGTGGAGGCGATAGTAAACGCCTGACTCGAACTCATCCACCATCACCGACACGTCACTCCCGGTGCCTGCGCTGGTGTAGATCGCGGGCTGCCCAGCACCCCCGATGCCGCATACCACCCACGTGGTGCCGCCATCGAAGCAGCGCTCAAGCTGCACCGTCCCGCTCCAATTCCCGTTCGGGCCGCCGTTGCCATAGATCAGGACGTTGAACGCGCCGAGATAGGAATAGGCGGGACTGACGCCGGTGGCCGTGAATGCGACGGCGCCATTGAAACCAGACTGGACAACGCCATTCGCAAGGTCGCCTGCGGGCGGCTTGCCAGACGAGACCTGCGAAAGCGCCGAGCCGCTGAACGGAATTCCCACGGCTCAGAGTGCCGCGTCCGCCAACGCCGCGGCGCGCACCTGATGCGGGCCCGTCCGAGGTCCGATGCTGTGCTGCGCCAGGCCCGGGCCATCCGTCACGACGCTGTGCCCGAAGCCGCCGCGCGTCACCTTGACTACGGTGCCGACAATTCCGTCCGGTCCGCGTTCGGCGATGCCCATTTCGGCCACCACCGAGGCGTTCGGGCGCCCTCGGCCACGCGCCGACAGCAGCAGCGGCATTTCCGGCAGGATCGCGCCCGGCGTGCTCGGCCGGTTCATCTGTGAAGCCTTCTCGGCGAGGTCCTCGGCGTTCGGGGCATTCTCGTTGCCGAGATAGTCCCACATCAGGTCGGCCAAGCGCTGCGCGATCTCGTTGCGCGGCTCCATGAACGTGCCGGGCGCACCATACCAGCGGATCGTCGCGCCGCGAGGATACATCTCGGACCCGACCTCACCCGGCCCGAAGAAGTCCTCGTCCAGGATGTAGATCGGCGTGTGCGTCTCCGCCTCGCGTGGCTTGCCGCGCTCGATCGCCGACCAGTACTGCCGCGCGACATCGCTCAGCATGCTCTGCAACTCAACCCAGGCCGCAGCGCGACGTTCGACTTCTTCGGGCGGGATCGGCTTCACGTGGCCCGGCATCTGCTCCATCGTGGCCGCGGTGGTCCGGTTGATCGAGTTCGCGATCTGATCGCCCAACGCCTTCATGGCGGTGAGGAAATCGATGCCCGGCGGCGTGCCGGCAACCGTTCCATTGGCAGCAACGGCCTCCGCCAACCGCTGCTCGACCAGTTGCGTGATCGCTTTCGCGATTGCCGGATCCTGCATCGCGGCAGTGACGCGCGCTGCTTCAGCGGCCTTCAGGCCAGCCTCGGTTTCCTCGCCGACACCAAGATCAGAATCGGTCGGAACCCAGTCGTCGTTGTCCTGCTCGCTGCCAGCGGGCTTCGGTGCTTTCGCCATTACGTGGTCCTCATTGTGTTGCGCAGTTCCGGCCCTTGTCCGCTACGTTTGCTGGAAGACAGGATTTACGCACCGCGCCGGCTTGGCCCCGGGACCGACGCTTAGCAAGGGCCAGCTTCGAAGCCGCCTGCGCGCGGCTCTGAGGTGTCTTCCACCCGGTCTCGATCAGAAGCCGGAGGGATAGATCGCCTTCGTATCGTCGTCCCGGCCGGTGTTGATGTTCGCAATCGCGATCGTGCCGGCCGTGAAGCTCGATCCGGCTACGCTCAGGAGATAGTTCAGCCGCAGGTAGCGCGGCATCGCCTGCCCAGGGTAGCGTGGCGGCCACGTGCACTCGGCGATCTTGGTGCCGGCGGTCAGCACCGAAGCCGGCAGGTCATCCGTCTGGATCAGCGTCTTCCAGGCCAGTGGCGTGTAGCCCGGTGCACCGCTGTCCACCGATGCCTGCAACTGCACCCGCAGCGTGGCAGCGGTTGCCGTGATGAACGTCGTGCCGATGATGATGTTCAGGACCGGCGGACTTGCGCCATCACCGATCCCGATGTCCTCGCCGGCGACCGCATCCTGCACACCGAAGTAGTTGACCGGCGCCGTGCCGACCCCGCCGCCCATCAGGTCGATCGTCAGAGATGACGGCTGACCCGGGGCAGCGACGACGAGGGACGCGTTGGAATCAAAGATCAGTTGGGCATCGTTCAACATCAGGGCTGTCCCTTCAGGTCAGGCGTTGATCGGTCGTTGCTGGATGGGGTATGATGTGGGCGCGCTGATAGCGGGTGGCGACCCACTACCAGCGCTGGTTTCATCAAGCGTGGAGGCGCTCAATGGCCGGTCTTATCGAACCACACCAAGTTGTCGTTGTCACGCGCGGGGAAGCACGGGCGCGTGGGTTGAAGTGGTATTACCTCGGCACCGCGTGTCCGCACGGCCACGTGGCGGAACGGCAGGTGAGCAACGGCCGGTGCCGCGCATGCTCCAAGGAGTCGAAAGAGGCGTTTGCCGACAGAAACGGCAGGCGGTTTCGTCGAAATCATGGCGAGCCTGAACGCAAGGCTGCGAAGGCGGCTGGCGAGCAGTTTTACCGCGACGGCAAGCCGTGTCGTAAGGGCCACGTTGCGGAACGCCGGGCTTCCACTGGCAAGTGCGTGATATGCGACGCCGAAAGAGCGCGACGCTGGAATGCGACTCATCTACCACAGAATGCAGCAACCAAGCGCCGC